CTGCCTGATTGTTGTGCAAACAAACTGAAATGTTGTAATGCGTGATCCGATGGTCCTCCCAATTTAAGGTCGTCACATGCGGAAACAAAAACATTAATTTTCAAATTCTTATCTGCAGCTGGAGATACTAATGTATTCAAAACAATACATTCAAGTACACCATTCCAACTATCTGTGGTATCTTTTAAGAACCTCGTAGTACCGAATTTGTCAGTATTGATAATTGTCATGGGTTTCACATCGAGAAAAGGTAAGGCTTGACCCCAACCGATCTCGATTTCGAAATCTTCCTCCTCCGCTATATCTACAACACGTGAATAAACAGTGTTATAGTTAATAGGTGCACCATGTGCTTGAGGATCCCATCGAAACAATAAACGTCCTTTGTGAAATGCTGATTTGACAATCTGGAACCTAAATTTAATAGTTCCTTGCCATTTATCAAACATCGCAGACGTCATTGACATGGGAGTAGGATGGATTTCCGTGGTTCCATTTCCACGATACAATGTAGGCCCAACTCGACTAGTCCACAACAAAGAATCCAAAGCGGATGTTGTATCATACGAGAATTGAGTCAAGTAAGACTCACGGGTAACAAGAGATTTTATTGTCATCTGATCGGCTCCATCTAAACCGACAGTGCGTGAATCAACCGTTAGCTCCTGTTTTGAATCAAGAGTTAAACGATTGACTGCTTCCGCAGCGTCAGTGTTACATAAATTACCAGTAACGGTTGGTTTTTGTAAAACAGTATCAGAAATGATAGCCGGTCTAGAATAACCAAAGTGAGCTGAAACATCACCTATAGCTTGTGCACAAATCTGAGTTGCACGAGCATACGGACCAATCATAGGTGCATCTACCAAAGCTCCAGCAGCCTTAGCAATCGCAGATGCAGGACCAGAAATAATACCTTTTCCGTATTCATCTCCAGAATTCATCTTAGGACGCTTACCGGATTGACCGGCAAATTGACTTGTAGGCATAACCAGTACGGTTTCAGTAGCCCAAGCGAACACTGTGAGTGTAACGACATCGTCACCTCCATTTGCATGTTCAAGATTGGTCATACTTTTAATTGAAACCTCACCCATATCAGTCCAGTCTCCATTAGATAGAGACATGTAATTATTATGATAGAAAAACGGGCATTTCATCTCACCACCTTCATTAAGTGTAGGGTTGATATAAAAGCACGGTTTCTGAGAAGCAGCCACAAGATCGATCTCCAAAAAAGCACGTTGTGTGGATACTTCATCATAACCTACATAGGGATTATATGAAACTAAGGCTCGT